GTGCCAATACGCTCTACCTGTAGCAAGCCTTCTTCCGTCAGGTCAATGCCGCCGTGATCGTTGTAGTAGATGTCGGTGAAAAACATTTGATCCTTGGCGCGGCGCGGGTACGCTCCTGCCAGCACATCTTTATCCCCGCCAAGAGCCATGATGCGGATCACATCATCGCGCTTAAAGTGAATGTCAGCGTCGATGAACAGAAGTTCTGTGCAGTCCGACTCTAGGAACTGATTGACCAAAGAGTTGCGAGCGCGGGTGATGATCGAGCAGCCTGACATATGAACAAGCTGGATATTGAACCCGTACTTCGCCGCAGACAAAGCCAGTTGCGGGAGTTCAAAGGCAGACTGGATATTGATCTTTCCGTCATACGCGGGAATAGCAATCATCAGTTTGCGACCTGTCAGACTTACACGTTTTTCTTGCATGCTGTCTCCTTGGTTTTTTGATATGCGAGCTTATCGTCTTCGCGCCTGCATTCTATACATGTTCCTTTAGTCGATCTAACGCTTAAATGGCCGCGATCACAGGGAATTCCGGTGAAGTATTGTTTGGCTCCTTCTTCCTTTGCCTGCTGGCGACTGCGCGGCAGGTGTGCATACTCCGGCGGAATGACGGGAGCAACGTTTTGTGGCACGTCTTTGTATGACAACACCCACCCGGCAATTGCTCCACACTTCACCGGATTGCCTGATTTGCATGCCCGAATAATCGTTGCGATTGACACGCCTAACGTATCACGCATTTCAGTAAGGCTTTTGAATTCGCGTACCGATCTGTCAGGTAGCGTTGCAATAATGGCGCGTTGTAAATCATCTGCATTGACCGGGCGCTTGCCAAAAAAATGTGATTCTTCTCCACGTTTGACGGCAGCTTTGACGTTATTGCGCCCTTGCTCAGACATTTTTTGCCCCTTGCGAGGATTGGCCTTCCCTTTTTGGGTGGCGCTGATCTTTGCGCGGATTTCTTCTGCAAGCGTTTTGCCGTAGCGGTAGTGCAGTTCGCCTGCGTACTTGCCTTTTTTGCTGGCACTAATCTTTGCTTTTGTTTCGTCAGAGTGTGTTTTTCCAACACGCGGATGGTTGTAGTAGCTCTCCGCGTAGAACGCTTTCAGTGTTGTTGAGATTGCTTGCTTCTGCTCTGTGCTGACAGCTTGACCAAAATTTGGATGATCTTTTCCATAAACGCCGCGCCACGGAGCGACTGCTGCGGCCCCAGAGTTGTAGCAATACGGTTTTCCAAAGTGTTGTTGCAAATATCTGTCTTCTGCTTCATGCAGTGACTCCGAACACGGCACATCTTCAACTACTTTGAAAACAAATTTTTCCTCGCCGTACTTGTTCCATGCGGCTTGAAGGTGCTTGCAGTGATGGCGATTGCCACGAAGCTGCTTGCGATGCTCTCTAAATCTTACCTTCTTGTTTGTCGTGCTTCCAACGTAAAACTTGTCATTCACCAGATTGATAATTTTGTAGATTACCTGTGTCACCGTCGTCTCCTTGCGATACAAAGCTAGTGACCGTAATGTACCACTGGAACCAACAAAAAGCAAACAGGCATGAAAAAGGGGCCTTTCGGCCCCTCCAAACACTCGTAAGTATTTGATTTTACATCAGCTAGAACCGGACGAACCGAAGATGCCCAGCGGGTCCGACACCCCAAAAGAATACCGCTCGCGGGCCTTATAACGAACATTGCCGGTGTCAAAATCACCGTCCATTCCAGTCTGCATGGGCGTACGCACGAAGTGTTTCAGCCCATTCGGAACATCGGTGATGAGGAACCACGCGTTCGGGTCGGTCAGCCAGTGGTTAACGGTGTAGCCTTCCGGGATTGAGCCATTGTTCTTCAGCGCATTGATGTCGTTATCCGTGGTGCCGACGCGGAGTTCCGTGCCGAGCAGGCGGGTAGCGACGAATTGCAACTGAGGGGGAACAATCAGCTTGCGGGGTTTGGCGGCGATCAACAGGCCGCGTTCGTCCGTCCAACCGGCGATCTGAATGACTGCGTTTTCCAACGAAGTCTCGTTCAGGTCAGCGCCGATGGTGGGGCGATTGCTGTTGGTGCCACCAGAAACCAGCGGGTGATCCGTGGCGCACAGCGACTTTCCATCGCCGTAGGTGACGGTGGTGGAGAAGGCGTTGTTCAACACATAGGACGCTTTGACTTGCTTGGTGTAAGCCATCGAACGGGCCAGCCCCTTGGTGTAACGAGCCGACAGAGAATCATAGAGGTTGTCCTCAATGGCTTCTTCGGTGATCGCAAAACCGCTGACGATGGTTTCGTGGTTATACCGTGCAGTCCATGCTTCCTGCGCGTTGTCATACTGCATGGATTGGCCTTCAAGCTTGACCGGAGCAGCGGAGAAACCGGACAGCTTGGTTTCTTCTTCAAAGCTACGTTCCGAAGATTCGGTTTCGTAGATTTCTTTATGCTCTTCGCCGTAACGGGCGTACTCCAGACCGAACAGCGCGTTCAGGCCCGGGAGCAGTTCCTTGAGTAGCTGGGAACGTGAAATTGCCATGATTTAGCTCCTTAGATACCAGTCGTGCTGTTGTACTGGTGAGTGTTGATCTTAACGATCACTTCCGTGAACGCGTCTGCGCCAGTAGCGGTTTCCGGCACCACATCAATCACACGCACCGGAAGGGTGTTGGTGGTTGCGGGGCTGGACGACAACACGGCGGCATACGAATCGCCGGTCGCGGTGCTGCCTGCGGTCTGCACCAAAGCCATGTTGGCACCAATCGCTGCGCGGCCAACCGAGCCAATGGTCGTGCCAGACGACACCACGGCAACCTTGAAGGCTACCATCGGGTCATCAATCACAAACGCGCGGGCAGGGAAGGACGAGGTCGACGCGGAGGCCGGGTAATACTGACCAAAAATCCGCTGACCTTGTGCATTGATGTACTCAACGCCCACCAACACGCCACACGGGGTCGCGTTATTGGTGCCAGTGTCGGCAACCAGAAAACCGGAGGTATCCAGTTTCACGGTGTCGCCATTGAAGATCGCCGTGGCGTAACCCACAGCAATCGGGATTGCCCGAGTGGCTCCCGCATAGGGCATGCCGTCAATACGATTGACAGGCGTCAAGCCATACGGGATCGAAACGGTCGGATAAGGCATGTTTCTCTCCTAATGTTTATCGTCGTCCGAACGTACTCGAAGATTGACGCTCTCTAAAGACCGGCATCCTCGGGTCGTTCTGTTTCATGTAGTCGTTATCCACGGATTGCATCGCTTGCTCCGCCACGTTCTGATAGTGGGCGGAACGCTGCTCCATGAACTCTTCTGGAATCTTGCAAAGCAACAAGCCACCGACTTCAATACTGTCTGGAATACGGCTTTCACCGAACGAAAACAGTTTGACTTCCGGGTGCATGGAAAGCTTCACAGGCTCCCAGCCTTCGGCAAAGCTGTTAGAAATGTTCTTCGGATCGTCCTTGCCCATCATGGAAACTCGAATCCATTTAAACCTGTATCCCGGTTCCGGGTTCGGAGTGGGTAGCAACTGTGCAGGACGCCACCGATCCGGGCGCTCCACAGCGGTACGGGTTTCATTTTCACGAGTCGTTCTGATTTGCTTGTCCATCAAACATTCCTTCTATTAAGTTTCGCAACCTCTTTGGCATAGGCTTCAGGAGTGAGGCCAAGCCGCCGGGCGACATCTACCTGCGTTTTCGTCAGCACGATCTTTTTGGGCGCTGTGCTGCGCGTGGCCGGAGCCACTACAGGTGCTTTCTTCTGAGAAGGCGCATCAGAAGGTTCAAAGTGCTCTGGATACCGCTGGCGAATTTCCGCATCCAGCTTGTTCCAGTAATAATCCGAACCGGGCGAAATTCCCTGTTTCGTCATTTCATCATGCAACGACCACGCATAAGTGGTCATTGCTTCATTATTTCCATACCAGGTATTCTTTGACGCCCATTCTGCGGCGCGTTTATCGAATACCGGCTCGGGTTGTTCTGGTTTTAGCTTAGGCGCTTCCTCTTGTAAAGGAGGCAGCTTAAAGTTAGCTACCCGATCTGCCTTAATTTTGGCAGCCGTGAGGCTTTCTTGTGCGGCCACGAGAGCATCAGAATCGCCCATATCATAGGCTTTCTTATACTCTTCCTTGGCCTTTTCCAGCTCAGCTTGAGTGGCACGTTTAGCCTGCTCTAGCAGAGCTTCTTGGTTCTGCGTAACCGTGCTTTTCAGGCGTTTGTTCTCT